GTATGCCTGTACGTTAGATCCGATTGCAACACCCAAGGCTGTTCTAGCATCAGAAGCAGAACTAGACCCCGTACCACCGTGAGCTACAGCTAGGTCAGTAGTCAACGTGAGACTGGCTACACCAGTTACGTTATTGGAGTCGTCAATAATAACCGCAGTGTTTTGAACCGCTGTACCGCCGGTACCGTTAAAGCGGGCAACTGCGTTATCTGTAGAACTAGCCGGACCTGCCATATCTCCTGCGTCACCCTTATCACCGGCAAGGTCAATCGACAGCAAAACTTCATCGGCATCAGAAAAAGGGTTGGTCGCACTGTACGCTAAATTAGCTACCGTAAGTTTAGTATAGCCAGAAGCATTCACTACTGCTGTCACTTTATACGTAGCAAAAACAGAAGGAGCAAACTGCTTACGAAGCGTTATAAAACCTAATGTAGCAGATGGGTTGTTACCGCCAGTAAGCGATTGCACAAAGGATGAGATAGCTACTGAATTACTATCTGCATCATCGATGTAGAATGCGGTAGCTGCATTTTGAGTAGAATTATTTAAGCGTACTGCACCTGCGCCTGGATCAGCGTCTGTCGTGGTGGTGCTAAAAGTCAAAGGAACAGAGTTGCCTAGATCAGCCAGGGTGCTAATACCTGTGATGGTTCCGCTAGTAATAGCGACAGCATCCATATATGCAGTGCCATCAACATACAGATCTTTAAACTTTTTATCAGATGAACCGAGATTAATATCATTAGTAGTTACGGGTAGGATAGCACCGTTTGTAAAGGTTACCTGTGCAACACCCTCTGAAGTATAACTTAACTGGTCCGCAGCGTTAAAATACAAACCATTGTTAGTATCACCGGCATTAGTAATAGAGGGAGCACCAGCAGATCCGTCAGCAAAAGTAGCCACACCAGTAGCAGAAACGGTGGTGAACGCTGCCGCAGCAGGAGTACTGCCACCAATAGCAACGTCATCTGCTGTACCACCGTTAATGTCAGCCGTATCTGCTACTAGAGCATCAATATTAGCTGTTCCGTTAATGTATGCGTCTTTAAATTGAAGAGAATCTGTACCCAGATCGACATCATTATCTGTTACAGGTTTAACTACGCCATCAGCGAAGGTGACCTGTGCAGTTCCAGCAGAGGTATAACTAAGTTCATCGGCAGCGTTAAAAAACAAACCGTTATTAGCATCACCAGTATTTGTTAGGGCAGGTGCGCCAGCAGACCCGTCAGATAGGGAAACCACTCCAGTAGCTGAGACTGTAGTGAAAGCACCGCTCGAAGGAGTAGCTCCTCCAATAGCCGCATTGTCAATTGTACCAGCGTTAATGTCGGCAGTATCCGCCACCAATGCGTCGATGTTAGCTGTTCCATCGATATACAAATCCTTAAACTGTAACGAACCGGTACCTAGATCAATATCATTATTTGTTACAGGTACTATAGCACCGTCTTGGATTTTAAGTTGTTCAACTGAACCCGAAGATACCTGAACATAAAACTCTAAGTGATTATTAGCGGTGTCTACAAGAACTTTATTAAATTGGTCCGCATCTGCCAGCCGATCAATAGGAGAACCTTCTCCCGTAGTACCGTCATGATTATGTCCAGTAGTTTCATGAAAGGCGGTAAGTACTTGGTTAAACTCTGCATTAAGTGGGGCAGCACTGACTATTTCGCCGCTAAGAATCTGCGCGGAAGATTGCCTAGAATATCCTGCCATTATAAAATAGTCCCATTGTTAAACAGGGTAACACAGTGTAGTGAACTAAGTTTAGCCATTATCTGTACCCCGCATCTTGGTAGGTTACTGAGAAACCACTTATACTATATGGTGCCTGTGTTCCTGTAGATGTTATAATTACGGACATGGCCCTGCCTGAACCTTGTACGTTAGTTTCTAGCACAGGACTAGTAGTCCCGTCAAATGTAAAAGTAGAGTTGTAAGTTCCACCTGTGGTAGTGTACCGTAACAATGCCCCCGCAGTCGTCAACGGATACGTAGTGGGATTAGGCACCACCGGATCATCCCAGTCAAACGCAATACCTAAGTTTATAGTAGAACTACCTTCAGGTCTAGTAAATAATGATAGGTGTTGAAATATTTTTCTTCTTTCTGTAGATTCAAAGTAAAGAAAGGGTGTTGCATAGATAGAAATAACTTCTTCCCCATTAAAATCATTACCGCTATCTTGTAAGTGTATCTTACCGTCTAAATCTCCGTGAAGCACAACTTCTTTATTATCAATTAACCCACTAGTAGCTACAAAGGCTCTAATGCCAAGTAGCTGTCCAAATTCCCAACCTACCCGACGATCTGCAAATCGTAACCCTCCTACAATACCTTCTGTCGAAGACGCTGCAGTAGCCTCAGAAGGAAAGAAATAACGAAATTGTGTTTTGTTTTTAACAACTACAGAACACATATTACTAAGGGTATGGTTTTCTGGAAGTGCTTGAAGAATTTGCTGTATCGGTTTTGATATTGTTTCTAACTCGATGTCGCCAATGCGAGCAGTACCCTGGATAGGACGAATGCCATCTGCTGCTAAGAAAAGAACGTCACCACCAATTTCAATAATGCTATCTGAAGCAATACATCCAATATTGTTTGTTACCTCTTGCAAAGAGAAGTCACTTGTGGTATTACCTACTAGCTTCTTAATCTTGTCCTGCCCAAAGATGTACAAGCTGTCTCTAAACTTAACTATACCCGTAATGTTAAACCCTACGTTTATTACCCCTGCCCCACCGGAAGTCTGAAAGTTTATGTCATTGTTTGGTGTACTAAAAACTAAGGAGTTATTGTTGTCTGACATCCCTGCTAGAAACAAATGGTTACGAAAGTCAGTACTAAATTTAGCTTTTTCTAAATCTTTGTTTGCAGCAAACCGATAGAAAAAGTTAATTGCAGTGCCGCCTACATTACTTTGAGTAGAAACACTAGACGTAGAACCTAACTCAAAAGTGTAAATGTCTACACTTGTTATAGTAGCAACTGTGAAATCGGTATCGTTCATAACCACGCCACCCACAGAGACACTAACACCACTAAATCTTACCGTGTCTCCTACTGCTAAACCATGTGCTACATGATCAATAGTTACGGTTGCATCACCATTAGCGGAGTCAAAAGCGTTAGCTAGCTGTGCTTCTGTGTCTGTAGCAGCGGTACCTTGTTTATCATACATATCAATAAAGGTAGCACCACTATGTCGCCAAGGTCTGTTTACTCCATCAGTTACAACTGTTACTTCTACCCCTGTAAAACTATGACTAGACACTCTGAGTTTATCTACTCCTACCGCAGTTCTTGTGGTAGCTAGTAAATTACTTCCCCACCCAGCCCCAGCAGTGTACTTATACACGCTGTAGTTATAACTGTAAGAAAAAGTAGCAGCGCTTCCGCCCCCACCACTTACTGTTGACGTAGCCGCCGAAGTATGTACAAATCTATATGTATTAGCATCAGTTACTACTGAGACTACAAACTCTACGCCATTCATACTTAATCCGCCAACAGTACTGGCATCAGCGAATGTAATAAAGGAACCAACCACTAAACCGTGAGAGGTATCAGCAACAATAACTACAGTACTTTCATCAGCAGTAGTAAATGGATCAGTACCTAAGCTTCCAGTACTGTCCCCTGCGTTACGTCTTGCTGCATATATAGTATTACCGTGTATCCAAATACCCAGTACACGACCTAAACCAGTGACCGCAGGATAAGAACTATCGTAAGCAGCAAAACCTCCAAGACGGCGGTAACCACCGAACTGAGAGATTTCAAAATTTAACATTCGTATAGCAGCACCTGGATTATTAGATGCAAGAGCTAACGCATCTTCGTTTGTGTATAGCCCACCCCTAGCCAATACGGTAACATCTTTAAGAGCGTCCACCATTACGGGTTACCAGGAGAGGTGTTAAGTAAATACGACATCCTAGTATCTCTAACTTCAGTAAATCTATTAACAAGAATAGAACGCATATGATCTATTCCCAAGTCAAACTTTTGTCGTACTTGCGCTGCTTGCTGTGAGTTATCACGAAACATATAACAATGATACAACGCACCATCTACTACAACATGTTTGTATGCATCAGGAACTGTCATTGCATCGGTAGCAGCAGTTAACTCTGTGTGATAGGCGTAGTAATCGTAAGAAACGCTATACGCAGCATCGGGAATTGGGGTAAAACCTGCTTTATCATCAGGAGTACGATATACATGTGCAGGTTGTTCGTAGTCTCCACTCACAGCTTCACTATCTCTTTCAAAATACCGTGCTAAAAATGTATCATAGTTAATTTGCTTTAACTTTCTAGCTGCAAAATTATTAACTGCATCATAATTAATGCGAAAGCTGTTCCAATCTGCAATCTTTAAATTAGTAGCCAACGTGTAAGACGCAGTACCAGCAACCAGCGTCAATGCTCCCGTTGTGTGGTTAAAGGGAAAGAAGTATTCTCGCTGGGAAATCTCATGCAACGCAGCATTTACTGCATCTTTAACTTGCGCACGAAAACCTAAAACGCTACCAAAATCAGCGGAGGTAACTTCGACTTCGTTAAGCCGTCGCATAGTATCGTTTACTAGTGTAAGAAACGTTGTCGTCATTAAATTACCACCAGTTAAAAAGTACTCTAAATAAAGGGGTGAGGTTTTTAATCCCCACCCCCGTAGTTAGTTAGGCAAGCGTATCACGATCAACGTCGGTAGCATCAACAAGACCTTGATCCGAAACATCGGCTAGCCATGCAAAGACACGGATACTACCCGTCAAGGTAGTGCCAGTCATCGCAGTAAAAACGATGTCAAGCGTGTCAGTAGCGGTGACAACAGTGCCTCCGTTACCAGCACTAGCCGCGTATTCACCTGCAACCGCACCATCAAAGGAAAAGGCATCCACGAATGCGTCTGGGTTATTTCCCGTAACGCCTAGGTCAAAGCCGGTATCCGAAGACGTACCAGTATGTACCGTAACACACTGCATACCTGCATTTAAAATTTGAGTTTCTGCAGGGATAGGAATGCACTGAATAATATCAGCAGAAGCCAATGCGGTACCTTTAGTGGTAACCGCAGCAGCCATGTCAATAGTCGTCTCCACGAAGTATGGAAGATTCCTACCACGCGCACCTGGAATGCGGGAAGTAGCAAGTTGGTCCGAAACAGTAGCCATAGTATATGCCCTCCCTTAAACTAGGTTATACTTAGCGTTCACAAGAGCTTCAGGGCGAAGGATCTTGCGACCGTACAAATGCATACCCCGAACAATATCAGCAAAGCTGTCGGGATCGCGATAAGTTTCAGTCTTATTAATCTGCTCCGCCGTAGCGACAGAAGACATATGACCCGCACAAATCACACCGTAGTTGGAAGCATTGGTGCCGCCAGTAGTGGCAGGACCGGTACCAACCGAAGGAAGGTTGTTCGAGACATAAACCTTAAAGCCATGAAGGTTATTAAGGATAAGACCATTCTGGAGGCCATCGCCGCCAAAGTCAGCATTGAAGAGACGCGAGTCTTCATCGCGCAGAAGCTCAACAAACACGGGATCAATAACAAGAAACCGGCTGTTCGTATCAACATTCTGCTGGTCAAGAAGACGAGCCATCCGGTTGATTACCGAAAGGGCGTGAGCGTTACCGGAGCCAGGAGTAGTATCCGTAGCACCAGGAGCGCGAGCGTCAAGGCCAACACTATTAGCAGAGGAGCCACCAAAGTCATCCCCACGAATTTCCATAGAGTCAAGAAGTTCGTCGGAACCGGCAGTCGAAACAGCCTTGCTACCATTAACCGTGGTATTAGCCGCATTTGGCGTACCATGGAGAGCAGACTGTTTAAAACCACACATGTAACCCAGCACGTCTTGGTCAAACTGGTCAGCCAGCCGATAGGCCGCACGATCAGT